AGAAATTATGAACATAGTTAAAAGAGCCAAAAAATGGTTCTATAAAAACTATGAAGATGCTGTAAGAGAAAACTATTATCATATACCTTCTTCGGTATTTAGTTCTACATACTTTAAAAATCACAGGTCTTTAAACTTACCTAACGCAAGTTCAGATGGATCTGGTGCAGTATTTTCAGTATTTGGCGTTCACGATTTAGGAAGTGGTTTTAATGGAACAGGTCAAGGCCTTGATGTTAGATTCCAAGGTGGTGGTGATTTCGCACTAGAAAAAATGTTATTCAGAGGTATGTATGATGGATCTGGTCCAGCTGAAGCAGCCGAAGAATTACAATATTACGTATTAAATGCATCGATGGCTGATTTATCTAGGCAGATATTAGAAAATCCTATTTCATTTCAGTACTCGAGATTAACAGGAGAGTTAAAGATATTAGGAGATACTCCTAAGCAAGATGTTATTTTACAAGTTTATGAAACTCTACCTGATTGTGCTATCTATGAAGATGAGATCTTCTTTAGATATTGTTCTGCTAAGATTAAGCAATCCTTAGGTGCCAAACTTGGTATCTTTAAATTTGCATTACCTGGTAATGTAGAATTTGATTATGACGCAATAAAAGACATGGGAGACACCGAATTAGAGTCGATTATTGAAGAAATTAAGGGCGATGAAGGCGTGGACTGGATGTTCCACTCATAATGAGCCGAATACATATATAAATGGATTTTTACATTAAATACATAGGTGACCCTAACTATAGAGCAGGAGTTCTTCAGAATTCTACTGAAGTTCATCAGTTAATAGCTCAAATTGAGACTGTATTATTTACAAGAAAGCAAGATGTACTAGGTAATCCTGATTTTGGTTGTAATTTAGAGGATTTGGTTTATAGTTTAAATCAAAATGAATGGCAAATCAAAAATGAGATAGTAAACCAATTGGATAACTATTGCCCTCTATCTAGAGACTATTCAACTGACGTTGAAGTGACTTTCTATAAAGGTGAGGTAAGAGATATTTGTTATGTGGATATTACAGTTAATAATGAATATCAAATCCAAGTAAATTTAAGATAAATAACTAATGGCGGAATTAAAATTTTTAAATACACTAAGAACACGAGCAAGTCAAATTCAGGCAGATGCGCGTACATATATCGCTAGGGTATACAAGAGATCCGGGACGTTATTTACCGATGCTTCTCCTTTTGCTCAAGTAGTAAATGTAGTTTCTGAGATTACTGAATTAATTATGTTCTATATTGAAGACTCATTAGTAGAACAAAATATTTACACAGCTCAGCAACCAGAGTCTATATATGGTATGGCAAGATTAACTGGCCATGATGCAACAAGAGGGTTTGCAGCAACTGGTGAAATAGAATTTAGATGGAAGGTTGGTGCAGATCTAGGTATGATTGCTGGTAGTGGTTTAAATGTAGATGCAAGATCTGAGTTAACATGTCAATTAAATGGATTAACTTATACAATATTATCTTCACAAGAAAAATATAGATTAGAAAAATCTAATAAGAATAAAACTAAGGTTGCTATTATTCAGGGTAAGTTTGAAAAACAAACCTTTACTGGAACTGGAGAAAAGATGCAATCATATAACGTTAAGATAGCCTCTTTGACAGATCATTCTAAAGTTAGTGTTTCTGTTAACGGGCAAAAATGGACAAAGCACGAATCAGTCTATGATATGCTAAACGAGGAACCAGCATATATTATTAAGACTGGAGTTTCTGGAGGCCTAGATATTTACTTTGGTACTGGTAATTTCGGTGCAATACCTCCAGCAGGTTCTGATATTATGGTAGAATATGTAAAGCATAAAGGTGCTTTAGGTAATTTAGCTGATGGACAAGATCTACAATTCCAGTGGACTTCAGAAGGAACTGATTCAAATGGAACTGCATTTGACTTAAACGAATATCTAGAAGTTAATGTTACTTCATCTCCTAAAATGGGAGCTGATGCAGAGGACACTGAGTTTACTAAATTAATGGCCCCTCTCGCTTCTAAATCTTACGTCTTAGCAACTCCGGACAATTACGAGTATTTCCTATCAAGATATGGTATGTTCTCGTATGTGGATGCATACAATACCACATCGGATCAATATTTAGATGATGATAATGTTATCTATATTTTTGCGATTCCAGATGCTAAGAGAAAATTATTAGCAGATCAAGACTACTTCTCAATTCCTTTAAATGAAATGTTCTTCGATCAAAATGAGTACGACAAAATGTCGCAAGTGATTCAAGATAGTGGTCAACAAATGGTGACAACAGAAGTTATATTTGTAAAACCTAAGATCAGAAAATACAGCATGGATATTAATATTAGGTATTTTGAAGGCTATACAAAACAAGAAATTTTTAATGAAGTAAGAGCTAGAGTTAGTGATTACATGTTAAATGTAACAAGAAGAGATAAATTACCTAAATCCGATATTGTCTATATCTTAGAGGAGATTGATGGTATTGATGCAGTTAATGTGAGATTTATATCTGAAACAGAAGAGACCGCAAGAAGGTTAGGCTATTATGAGTCTAAAACTGTTACAGTTGTACCACAAGAACCTGTAATTCTAGAAGAAATTGGTAACGGCAAACAAAAATATGTTTTCTTTAAGCGTATAGAGGAAGTTAAGACCGTGGATGTAGATGCTACTACCCAGATTCCTTATACAGTTGCAGGCTTAGACGAATGGGGTGACATCATTATGGAACACGAAGAAGTTGCTGTCTTTAGAGGCGGATGGCTAGATCGTGATGGTGATGAAATCGTAGACGACGCGTTGATAAATGCTGAAGCAGCACTTAGTATAAACTTTGATGATGCGCCGGTACCTAGAACAATATACACTAGAGTACAGGCTGGAAATAGAAAAGCCTTGAAATAATGTTATTTAATAATATAAGAGCATACAAGCGTAAGAGGCTATATAAGATAGCTAAGCATAGAAGAGATGATCTAAAGAATATAAGATATGACTATGATAAAAATGGTCTGCTTAAAAATCAGCTATCTAGGTTTATTCAAAGAAACCAAGTAATGAGAGAGTTCTTAGGATTTATTGATGATATGATGACTAATGTTTTACGACAGGTTAGATACTTAAGAAATTACAAGAACTTTACGGTAGAAAAAGACGACGACAGAACTAGATAATATGTGGAATAATTTAAGATTCTTTAATGGTACTGATTCTGAAATCCAGTTAATTCAGGATGCGGATGGTATTTGGACTGGTAAAGTCTATATGCCAGAAGTATCTGCAAACTTATACGAAACAGTAAACCTATTTGTTCTAGAAGAGTGTTTATTAAATGGCGATTTAGTTATTAATAAACCAGTCTCTCCAGATAATATAATTACTACATTAGATTTTAGTTGGGAAGCTATAGAGTCTGACCAATCTAAAGATGTAATAATGTATGGTATGCGCATGGATGGTGGTAAGGCCTATGTAAAGGAATTAAAAAACCAATCATTAACGTTAGCACCTTTTGATACAATTGATTCACAAGATAGTAATTATCTAAAAAGTATTAATACACAATTAAATAGTGCTTTACAGGTTAACATAGCTGTTTCTTCAGAACATGAAGGTATTCACAAGAGAGTATTGCAAGTTAAAGCCGGTGAGGTCGTGGTTGCAAGAATTGAATTTTATGGTGAAGTTGAAGCAGAAGATCCTAGATTAAAAGTATTATTAGCTAACTTAGGTGCGTCTTTAGAGGAAGAAGACTTTATGTTATTTAAGTCTCATGATATTTCAGAGATGCATCCTGATTACCAACTTCTAAATCAAAAGAGAAAAGAATTACTATTAGAGCTAAATAATATTAAGCCATTTGTTGGTACGTATAAAGCTATTCTAAATGCAATTGACTTTTTCGGTTATGATAAGATTACACTTAAAGAGTATTGGATTAATGTAGATAAAGACTCGAAGACTTTCGGTAAGTTACATGCAATTCCCGTACCTAACTCATCGGTAAGAGGAGAGAGAATAAGAAAGCGTTTGAAATTTAAGATGCCTTCTTCAACTCAAAAGAAAACTAGTAGATTTTCTTTAGTCTATAGATTAAATGAGCCTAATGGAACTTTCGATCAATGGGATATTGCAAATGTTGATGAGGTATTTGATTATACTCCAGATGAAGTCCTAATTAAATTATACGGTTTAAAGAATAGATTACAAAGAGATTTTTTACCCCTTGAAGCTAAAATCGTAGATATTACAGGAGAAGGCGACTATTTCTCTCAGAAGAACTTAAATATTTGGAAGATTCAAAATCCAATTGGCTTTTTTACAGAGGGACATAGAGTAAAGTTTGATGTATTTCCAAAAGATAGAGATCTTTTTATTGAAGATACATCGATGGTTTTAAAACCAAGCCTAGATCAAGATGATCTTACTAATAACTATAATACATTTTTAAATTTAGCTATTGGTGAAGAGTCTACCATGACTGTAGCTCAAAGAACAGAGTTAAAATCAGTCTATGAAAAATTCTACGAGACTTATCATGATAGGGAAATGAATTCATGGAACTCTAATTTTTCTTCAACTAAAATTCCAATAGGCTGTCCAGTTATTTTAGATTCTATGGAGTCTTGGGATGATGTTTGGGACGAGGCTAATTTTGTTTGGGATGATGCAGTTGATGCAAATGAAAATCTAAAAGTAACATGGAACGATTGGTGGAAAAGATGGGTATATGAAGTTGAATGGATTATTGATGGACCACAGGGATGGCACCAAGAATATAGAGGTCCAGTTGATGACTATAAAAGATTACCTGTTAATTTACCTTATGTCGGAGCTTATACTATAGAATTAAGAATTTATGATCTATTTGGCCACATGTCTTACTATAAGAAAGACGATCTATTTGAGGTTAAATTAAAAGAGTTAGAATTATATGGTATCTATAAATGGTTAGAGGTAGATAGTAAAGATAGAATTGCAACATGGGATTCTAAATCTTTAGACTGGGATAAATCAGGTGGATATTGGAATTTTGCACAAGATAACACTGCAAAGATTGATGATAACATTGCAACATTCTATCAAACTTTAGATAGAGCAAATTATTTACATAGAGAAGAAGACCAAGGTGTAAGATTCTCAATGGTAAGAAGGTTTGTCGATCCATTCTCAGATACTGGATATTCAGAAACTACTGGACCATACCAATGGGATGAATGTGAATTTAGATGGAAAGATACAGTTCATAACTGGTGGGATAACATGAGAGTTGGCCCAGATTTAACAGCATCTTTTAAGATTAACTGGATTGAACAGGGTGATATTCTAAAAATTACACATAGAAATCCATCAACAAAAGAAGTAATAGTAGGAGAGCATAAGATTTTATCTGAGTCTCCTTTAAGTGCTAATGATATTACTAGATGGGAAACTATTGCAAATGAATTAGAGGCTAGTACAGATCCTATTATCGCTAAATTTAACTATAACCCTATTTTCTTAGATGAAGATAATGATAGTGATATTGATAATTTTGATAAATTCTACTTCCTTTTATGTTCAGGTCAAGAGTATTCTAAGAACTATGATTTTGAAAAAGTAGAGATTATTAAAGACACTGCGTCTACAGTCAATGCGCCCGCAGATGGCTTTGTACACTCTGTGGCATATAATCCTTCGTGGGATAATTTAAAAGTATTTAAAAATTGGGCAGAAGTTGAAAGATCTACCCATATCACTATATCAACTGATATTTCTAAGTTTCCAGGTGCTAGAAATCCAAAATGGACTATCACTAATATAACTAACCCAGAAATCAATGATATATACTATAATAATATGTGGCTTACATACATCTTCCAAGAGCCGGGTAACTACTCGATTGAACTGGAAGCTGAAGACACGTATGGAAATAAGAACGTTGTAAAACGCAACATGTTAAAAGTAAAATAAATATAAAATGGCAAACATTACTGAAATTTTAGGTACAGATTCGGTATCATCATCGAGACCAGTTATCAACAGTAACTTTGAGTTATTAAACGACGAGTTAGCTTCAGTTGTAGCTTTAATAAACCCTACTACTGGTGTATTAAGTGGTTTATCTTCAGCAACAACACAACAGCTTAACGTAGTAGACGGCTCAGCTTTACTTTCTGTTAGTTCTGCAGGTGCAACATTTGGCACAGCAGCTACAATGCAGAATGTTAATTTAGGTGGTAAACTTATTAAGTCAGGTGTAGTTGGAACTGCTGCAGTAGCAACAACCAATACAGCACCAAGTAACTTAGATAAGTCTAACTACTTTATTGACGGGGAATTTACGCTTCCAGTTGGAGATGACGGGCAAGAAGTTACTCTAATTAATGTAGCAAATTCAGCAGTTGAAGTTAAAGCAAACACGGGACAAGGTGCTGCGCTAGCTGCTACTTCAATTAGCTTAGATGGTCTTAACTCGACGATAACACTGAGATGTTTTAACACAGTTTGGTATGTGGTAGGTTCACATAAAGTAACTGTACAATAAAAATTAAACCGAAACTGTAGATGGCAACTCCATTAGTAAGAATACCACAGCCGCAAGGTGGCACAATGTATGCTTTCGCTTCTTCGGCGAGAGATATTACTAGAGCCTTTAACAGTGCTGACATCAATTTTGAATTTAGTAAATTCGCTTTACTAGATCTACCTGATTTTACGCAATCTGTTGACGGAGCTAACGCTATTGACTTTGAGGTAAACTTAAAGCAACCCTCTGGTCAAGCATATAATGCAACTCAGCCCAATGTGGATTTCGCTCAAACATTCCAAAATTACGCATTAAATTTAGAAGAGATACTTCTAAAGGATGATGACTATGACCCAATTATTCTGCAATCCGATGCAGAAAAGATTTTCTTTAAGTGGTTATCAGCATTAGGTGCTGTAGATTTTAGACCAACTGATTCTAATGAGAGTTCAACAGGAGCATACGCTGAAAATAATAATTCTATTTTAGGCGGCTCGAACTACGATAAAGTAGTTAAATACTTAGGTCATATTGACGCTGAGAACGACGTAGCTTATCAAGGCAATACTTACCATGAAGTTTATATTAACGTACCGACAGCGGTAGGTAATACACCTCTAGTATTGTTTAAGCCTACAGACTATAATACATCTGCAACTAAACTCTATCCAACTGATGTTAACGCAGTAAATGTTGAAGGTAGAGAAGGTCAAACACATCCAGATCCTAATATTAATTTAGAACCTGTAGTAGATCAATGGACCCTAAACTCAGGACCATACTATGACATTCAAACAAATGCTACTGATTCGGTACAAATTGATTGGGAAACTGCTTCTTATGAAACAATTCAAAATAATCCAGACGTAGAGTCTTTATTAGACTATGCAAAAACTGGACAACAGTTTAAGTTTAATGCTGTTTTAGTTTATTATGATTTATATAGCTCTTCTGTACCAGCAAATAGAGCTACAAACCTGTACGGAATTCTAATCTTAGATGATATTTTAGATGCTTACGGACCGGGTACAAAAATTCACGAGCAAATTAAATTTAAGCCTAATGAAGTTACAGGCTTAAATGGTAATGCATATTCTTTAAAATTAAATCTTAAATTTAATTCATCGCTAGATAACGTAGGTGTTGAGACAAGTATAAATGACTTTACTACTTTCTCCATGGACCTTTTCATGGACACTACTACAGCGTTAGAGAATGCGACAGATCTATTACTACAAGCTAATAATAGATATAATAAAATTGTAGAAAGATTAGACTCTTTAGAAAACGTAATCTTAGGTACTGCTAGAGCTGCGGCACTTGAGTCTAGAATTCAAGAGTTAGAAGATGATTTTACAGCATCTTCATTACAGTTACAAGATTCAAATGCATTACTAGCATTAATTAATAATGCTCACACAAAAATTAATCAATTGGTAGATGGTACTATCCCAGTAGAATTACAATATAATACAGATGTAATCTTCTCAGGTAGAGGTACTACAGTTGATAAATCTATTGCAGGTAAAATTAAAGTTAATAATGATGTAGATGGTTACGCTGTATCTGATGTATATCAATGGGATATTGCATCACAGATTACGACTGGCGCATTAACCCCAACTACTCCATTTGATAACTCATTAGCAAACCAATATGGTGTTTGGGCCAAACTAAACGCATATTCAAATAGATTAAGTTTAAATAACTTGTTAAACCAAGAGGTGCTAAATAGTAACCTAAATATATACATTGATGATTCAACAACAGGTTGGAAGAAGGGTCAAGTTTTCAAAGTAGCTATTGATACGATAGATGTAGATGGTAATAATATTAACATACTAACTAATAAGTCTGGTGGGTTTAATACTACTATTACAACTATTGCTCCATCACAGCTATTAACAAATAAACCTTACTTTGAAATCGTTTGTATCGATCCGGTCAATTATGTATTTGAAGTAGATATTTTAAGATAATATGAACACGAACAACTCTATATCTAACTCTCTAAAGAAACTGCTAGAGATTAATACTAACTCGCTAAAGACGTTTGAGCGTATTAATGAAGCAGTAACTACTAATGCGAAAGACATCCCGTTAGAAATTCTAACTGACGAGGGTACTAAAATAGTATCTGTACCTGGATTCGGCTATATGAAAAGAGAACTTGAGAGATTAGATAATAATCTAAAAGCTCTAGCAGGTTTAGGTAAAGGTTCGACTAGAGTAAAATTACCAGATGGTACTTTTCAAAGTATTATTACTACTTCATTAAAAACTCCAGCAAATGATATTACGTCTTTAGCTAGACCGACTGCTTTTATTTCAAAGCCTAATTATTTTGCAGAAGATTTCTTAAACCCAATGTTAGCCACAACGATAGATGTTAGTGGTCAAATTCCAAATGATACAGAAAGGGTTTTAGTAAAAAGAATTTTATTTGATGGTACAAATCAAGTAGCAGTAGACTTCTTTAATGAAAATTATAGAGACCAAGATAATATTGATTACTTAACTGCTATTAGAGATATTGTCAATAACAACATTGCATATACACTTGACGAAGAGTTAAGAGATATGCCTTATAGAACTACACAATATACTGGCAAGTTTGATGTCCTATCAATTTCAAATTCTCAAAGAGAAGTTTTAGAAGATGGTATTACTGTAAAACAGGCTATCAAATTATATACTTTAGATAGATTAACATACTCAGATAATGATAAAGATCTAGATGAGACTGAATTATTACGCGTAGGCGATCAATTGATGGTCACTGGTGGTTCTAAAAACACAAGATATAGAATCACAAAGCTGGACGCTTCAACTCGTCAGGCTGAGCTTACGTTGATAGAGGGCTATGAGGCTATTAAGATTGGTGCAGGTACTTTATCAATCTATAAGGTAGAAGATAATAATTTAGATCTAGAAATACCTGTAGGATTTGATGAAAGAGTTTTATGTTTTGTAAAAGCATTAGATCCTGAATCTAAAATCTTAGCTGAATCATGGTCTCCAGGTATTGGATTCTATTCAAATGATTTAGAGATATTAGAGGAAGATGGTAGTATCACATTACTTTCTGATTATTACAAAGCAAATGTGGCTGACTTTGGTAAACTTATTATGTCTATTAAAGAGGATAATATACCACCTGCAACGGTTGGTGTAACTCCAGATGCTCCTACATTAAATGCTAGTAACTTTAAAGTTGTTCAGATTAATAAACATTTAACTGATAATGATTCAGCGGATAAAATTAAGAAATTATCTGCAGATAAAGCCAAAGTACTTGAAGCTGTTAAAAAATTAGATGACACAATTTCTAAAAAGAGATCTGAGATTGCTACTAAGAAATATGAATCTAAAATACAGAAAGATAAAGATAAAAACGAATTAAATGCATTAATTGAAGAAAGAGTATCAGAATCTAAACTTTACAACTCAATCGTAACACAGATTCAGGCATTATCTTCTTCATCTAATGCAACTAAGATTGCACCTAAATATAGAATTAGAGGTTTCTGGGCTGTACCTTCAGCTAAACAAGTAGCAGATACTTTAGACCAGAACGTTGTGCAGTTTATTATACAATATAGATACTTATCTACTTCTGGAAAGGCGGCAGAAGCAGCTCAGCTTAAATTTACTGATGAGAGTAGAGAAAAGCAGGCAATCTTCTCAAACTGGAATGAAAAGAAATCTAAAGTTAGAAAGAGAGCAAAGTCTATTGATAATAACGGTAATATTGCTAGTAAATTTACATGGCAAGAAACTAAAATCGAAGATGGACAAGAAATTAACTTTAACCAGTTAGATATTGCTATTAACCAGGGTGAGCTAGTAGAAATTAGAATTAAATCAGTTTCAGAAGCTGGTTATCCTGCTAACCCAATCTTATCTGATTGGTCAGAGCCAGTTACAGTATCATTCCCGGAAGAAGAGGTTGATACAACTGATGTTGCTGCTGTAGTAGAAGTTAATACTGCTGAATTAGCAAAAGTAGAAATTGTTGAAGAGTTAACTGCACAAGGAGTTTATACTCATGTTGAAGATGCATTTACTGCAAATGAAAACTATTATGCTCACGTTGCAACAAATATTGCATCCGGCTTTTTATCTCCGGAACAAAAACCAATATCAGTCTATGACAAGATAGCGGAACTTGAAGCTCAGATCGCAGGTCTTAAAGGTACTGTTGAAGCTGAAGTTGGAGAATTGGTTGTTAAGATTGTTGCTGAAGATGGAACAGTTACTAATATCGTAAAAGATACTACAACTCAATTATTTGCAGGTTATTATGTAGATGAAGTTGCTGATCTTACAATTAGAAAAGGACATATTGTAACTAAGACATTTAAGTTACAATTAGAAAATAGTAAAGCCACTAAATTAGAATTAGTTTCTAGGCTAGTTGGTGATAGAACTAAACCAGCATATAAGTCTGTTAAACCCGGTTCTCCGGAACACGATAATGGGTTTGGTATTAAAGAAAACGATCAATCTGGTGAAGCTATTGATAATAAGGTTATTAGAGATAATTACTACCAAGAAGAGGGTAATTACGACCTAGTACCAGTTCAGTATCAAAATATTCCTAATAATACTTCAAGTGGAGCAGGCGCTGGAGAAGGTACTTATGATAATACATGGGATGCACCTTACCAGTCAATGCAAAGAAGAGGTCAGTTTATCTACAGTAGATATATGGATATTGCAAATCAAAATCCGCACTATATCGTATCTCCTCTAAATCCAGAAGCTAATATATCGATTAAAGATTACGAGTATGATTTAAGTATTCCTGATACTAACACACCATGGACTGCAACAAATAGTGCAAATGACTTTATTTGGGCTGGAAGTTTTTCCAACTATACAGATTCATGGAATGCTGATAAAATTAATACAACTAGTACTAGTACTATTACTTTAAGTGAATATAATACAGGTTTATTTGTTCACAAAGACCACCCTCTTTTAGAGAATCTATGGGATAGTGTACAAGAGTCTGGTGCAAATAGTGTTGATCTATCAAACCTTAAGAAGTCAATGATATTTTCTATGACAAAGACTTCTATTCAAGCAACAGGTGGTACTCTATTTAGTATATTTGGATATGACTTAAATACGACACAAGTTACTGCTAAACAACAAACTGCATTCCACTCAGGTGATGGGTTATTTGATACTGCTTTAAATGATGCTCAAATTGCTGCAGGTAATGGTCCAATTGTAAGACCTATTAAAATGTCTTTTGACGCAAGTGACCAGTACTTATTAGGTGGTAGATCTTGTGGCGCTTACCTATTTATGTCTCCTGTTAATTTAGATAGTTTAAAAGTTAGTGGTGAAACTAAAAGGTCAGCAAAAGAAATTAGAGCAAAAAAAGATAATGAGTCGAACGCAGTTTCAGTAGATGTAGTATTCCAATATAGAATGACTGATTACTTTGGCAACAACGAATCTATTGACACTGGTAGAATTGGTGGTTTCGGAAGACTTGCGTATAATAACTTAACTTATACTAAGAAAATAGGTTTAGACATTTTTGACAAGTACGGTGAACAATTCTCATTCGATTTAGAAGTGTTTGCAAAGTATGGTCCAAAAGGTAAGAACTTAAACTCTATCAAAGCTGCGAGATTACTTAGATAATGTATATGTCCCCACCAGTTGGATGGATATATAGTAGAGAGGATTCTCTATAAAAGATAAAAAGGTAAATGGCAGTACAACAAATAAACTTATCGGATGTCGGGTATTTAACGTCGGCAGGAGCGTTAGGGCATACAGGTCCATTTGATGAAATAACATGGATTGATGATGCTGTAGCTAGCACGGTGTATTTTACAACTTTTGATAATACAGCGACGCCTCCTTCATCTGGGTTATCAAATCCGTTTGATGGTAATGTTACAGACTCTCAAGGTAATCCTACTCCTGGTTGGTATAAAACAGATACTGGTGATGTTATTCAAATTGATAGTTCAGGACAACAAGCAGGCACATTTACTACAACGTTAGCAACTACAGAAGCAACAACAACTTTAGCAACATTTTTACCAGCAGATGCAGAACCAGTTACAGTAGCAGCTGGATTAACTGGTACTTCAATTGTTTCTCAAGATGTAACTATTGGTGGATTAGGTGCATTTGCAAGTGCTAACCCTACTAATTATACATTAGGTATTTCTGATTACGATATTAATATTACAGTCCCAAGTGGTTTTGATAATACCGGACAAGAGGTTACGGTAACTGTAACTGGAGTATCTGTAACAGAACTAGATTCAATAGCATGGGATAGTGGTAATACTGGTAATATATCAGTAGGATCTGCTGGCCAAGATCAAAACTCACAGCCGTCAGCTCCTTTAGAGCAATATAGTATGACTGGCGCTAATGGAAACCTAGATGGCCAAGACTTTGAGCTACAAAACGGAACACCTAATAATGCCTGGGATAGTGGTACTCCCACAATATTTCTAACAAATTCTAGTCTTACAGGTGGTAATATTCAGATTGTTATCCCACCGAATCCTTCTAATGATAGTAGATCTATCGAGATTAGGCTGCAACACCCTGACGATCCATCAAAGGTTTCTGCATGGAGAACTATTACACAAGCAGGTTCTAATGCAATTCCAGTAGCTTACGACTATACATTTAATATACCTGCAGATACAGACCCTCTTGAAAAAGAATTAGATTTTTCTAGTCCAACCGGTTGGACGGGTGCTGGAGTAGTAGGTGATTCTGATGATAGTTTTGGAGCTGGTGATTTACAAATAAGAATTTTAACAGCAGTCAACTGTACTGTTGAAGATGTTAATGGTAGCGGCGGTGCTTTATCACTTCCGGCTGTTATTTCTAATGGTAGTAATGGCGCTCCGACTATAAAAATTATACCTGATACTGATGCTGCAATTACCAATCTAGTAACGTATGAAGCGTTCGATGATTCTGGAGATTCTGATGACGGGACTATTAGTTTAGTAGTACAACAGGCACAAAACCAAGCTCCAATTATTCAGGGTGGTAATGAATTTACACTACCGTCTGTAAATGTTGGAGATGTTTACCCATCTTTTAACCTAGGTGCTTATATTAACGCAACTGAGGAAACACCTGCAGCTGACTTAACATACTACATTTCTGTTAATGATAACGGTGCTGGATTAAGTGGTTCTGGTGGAACACCAATGACAGCTGGTAATTATACAGGTCAACATGGTACTTTAACAGTAACTATACAAAATAATGTACCTCCTGCATTTTTATATACTAGTAATATTACTTTAGGTCCTAATAGTAACCCATCTTCACAAGAAGATGTCTTTTGGGTAAAGGTTAAAGATGATGGAAATCCACAGCTTGAATCTTCCGCGGCTGATTTTAAATTTACTTTAAGTGCAGCAGTTAATGCGGCTCCGGTATGGAATCAAACTGCTACATCAGGAGAGGTACAACAGTTTAGTACATTAACTGGTAATGTAAATAATAGTGTTTTTATTAGTGATCCTGACGGAAGCCAAAATGAGATTACTTTTACATCTACTAAAACTTCAGGACTCATTGGTTCTAGTTTTACTTTAGATGCTAATGGCTCATGGAC